TCAGTTTACTGAGTACAGCACCCCATGCTAATCTAAGAATATAAGGGATGGCAAGCCCTAGCCAAAACGGCCACCATAGTGTTCTGTACTTGACTACCTGTTCTGCCTTGGCAGTTTTGTAGATAGTCTTACCTCGTATCTTTTCAACCTTTGTTTTGTACCTGTACTCAATCCTTGTTTGCCATCTAGTCTTAGGTACATACACATTATTGAACTTTATTACCGTATCGCGATACGCAATAAACTTTTCCCAAAAGATAGTATCATTCTGTACTATTGGGAATGAGTCAATGGTAGTGATGCGGATAGTGTCACTATCCTTGACCACTTGCAATCCATTCTTTAGTGCTTTCTTGTAATGCCATTGAGCTCTCTTAGGAGCTGAGCAGGATAGCAGAATGAGTATAGGTATTAGATATCTCATAATGCCTGTAACATTGCAATCATTCTAGGGCATGGGTAAATATCACTCTTATCTTTGCGTACACTGTTATGTGTGTAGATCCCTGCAGTACCTTTGAATGCCTCTTTGTCTATTGCAAATATCTCTGACCGGTAAGTCTTAGGAATGTCATAGGTCTCGCACAGGTACTCCACCAATTGTCGAGTGCTTTCAATTTGCTCATCCGTATATTTGTACCATAGCACATGACCCTTGTATGGCTTATCTAAGATAGTGACCATTGATGGGTCCACTACTCCCTTGACATAGTTGTAGTACTTGCCATCCTTGAGCTTCAATGGGCCCCAATTGCAAATTTCAATGCCAACAGATAGCTTGTTTAGGTTAAGATACTTGAGGCCATGTACTGCAAAGTCCTGACTATCTATGCCTAGATGGTAGGCCCAATGCTTGGAGCTGAAACATTGTACAATAGATCCTTTCTCACCCACTACAAATGCGGTTGCAATCCTATCTCCGTTGCTATTCCACCACCTAGATACAGCTACGGGGTTCCCGTTGCCTGCTGTGTGATGTAAATAGATTTGTTTCTTAGGAGACTCTTCCTCAAAGTATTGCCCCTTAGATAGGCGTTCCTGAAATATCTTGGTCGTGTCTAATTTCATCTACCTCTTTTTTAATATCCTTAGCCCTTGCAAATAGGTTCTTCATTGCCTGCCATAGGTCAAGGCCTTTCACTGCTTTGTAGTTCTCGTTTATGCTCATCACCTCAATTGATACCAGGATAAGTGCAAGTATTTTAGTGAGCATGAGCTCCACTGAAAAGAACTGCAGTATGATGTTATTAAGTATGAATTTATCAATCATGTAGAACAAAATAACAGTTACCTCATACAGCAACATCTTGCTAATGATTGCACTCAACCCTCTGCTTGTGATTGGCACCTTGTGCTTAATGCTCTTCCATACTCCTGTTATCGTATCCAATGCAATCACAAACCCCACAAGGAACAATAGCCCTGATATTGGCATTAGAAATGTAGAGATAACAGCTAACAACTTAAACCAATTGACCTGCATGGTAGCAAGTAGTATAGAGAGCTGTGTCTTCATTATAAGATAAGGATGCTGTTATTGTATCCGTTCTCAAGGAAGTTGCCACACATACCTGTACAGGTAGTTTGATATTGATTGATGCATGAGCAGTGATTGAACATAGGCCGTAGGTCAGTGTCCATGTTAGTGGTACTGATAAAGATAGGGAACAGGTTGCGGTTAGCTAGGAGCCATCTAATAAGACGTTGCTCAAAGAATGAAGCTTTCTGTGCATAGTGCTCCATGCCAAATGCTACCTCTGAACGAGATACGCTTGCAGAATAATCTCCGTTTTGAGTCTGAAGTCCTTTGTTTTTTAGCTGATACGTCAACCCAAATACAGCATCTTCTGCACTCCTCCATGCAATGACAGGCTGAATGAACTCAACTAGATCTATTTCATCTGGTGTAAGCGTTTGATTGTTGTAAGCTGTCAACATGTGATTGTAGAACGTGGTGCCCAGGATAGGCTGTATCCTTAGTGCTGATTGTGTAGCTATGTATGGGGTTACATCAGTCACATCCACATTGGCTGTAATGGGTGTGTTTGTTTTTAGGTAGGTTTCGGTAATGAAATACAACATTATACAACAGGTGTTTGTGCTGCTGCATTGGCAGCCGCTTGTGTAACATCTCCACCCTCTACAGGAGCAAGTGAAGCAAGTGCTCTAATCTCGTTTATGGTCATGGTCTCAAGTACTTTGGTAGCTACCAATGGACTCAATGTGTTCAATGCATCATTAGTCTTAGAGCTCTCACCCTCAAGCTCCACAATGGTCTCGTTAATGATCTGAAAGTTATTGATTGTAAACTCCGCAGGGATGCGGGCAATAGTCAAGAGCTCTTGAAAGATAGTTGTGACTTGTTGACGTAGCTCCATCACTACATTCTTTTCAAAGATAACATAAGCCTGCTTGATATCGGACCCATTGCCTAGTGCTCCTGTGGTACGGATACCCATGAGGATAGGGTCAATGGTATGGCTAAAACATATCTGCTCAGTATTCAATGCAGATGCCTCATGGAATAGCTTGTCATTGGCATTAGTTGGTAGGCTTTCAATCTTTGGAAGTTGGTCCGCTGAGTTAGCAAAGAATGCCACAGCTTTACCTGCATTGGCTGCCCCCTTGAGGCGGTCAATAGTTTCCTTAATCATGTGTTTTTCCTCCTCAGACTGTGGTCTTTTAGGGAACATCATAGCAAAGGATGGGAACACACTATTTTGAATGTTACTTTTTGCAAAGTACGACAGTTCGCCCGAGAGAAACGCAAAATTAAGTGCCGATGTATAGGTAGGTAGTGGATAGTAGTCCTGCCCAACTGACTTAACCTCGTAGCAATATAGCTGAATTTCATCCGTACAGGTGATGTGATAAGGCTTAATAACCTCCGTATCTATCCTGGTGCTCCAATCATCAGACAAATAGTAGTATCTTTTGCATGGTGATACCCTTACTTTCTCAGGTGATACGTTCTCAATCTTAATGAGCTTTCTTTTTTCACCAAAATACAGCTTGAAATATACTCTATTGTGGATGATTAACTGCTTTGTAACAGCCTTAACAGTGTGTTTTAAGTTAGCTTTCTTTTCAAAGCTATACATCTCTAGTTTTTCCTGTGGTGTAAGCTTGTCAGTGGTAAGGTTAAACCCTCCACCAATCACAGCGTTGGTCTTAAAGTCCACAATGGCTCCGTGTAGGGGTGAGCTGTAGTACATTTGATTGAGCATTTCAGGATAAAGGTTGCCCTCCCCAAATCTCACCCATGACTCCTGAACGTATCTACCATTGATGTATGGAAGTGTCAAGTTACCTCTCCCTACCGGTAGGAATGGGGTGCTAAATGATTGATAGCCCTCCACCATTTCGGGGCCTTTTGGTTTGCTGTTAAATAGTCTTTCGTACCAAGCCATAGTTAGTCATATATTGATGTACCTGCAGGACCACTTACAACCATTCTACCCTCTTCAATAACTACTCCTGTAGTTTGTGCTATTGTCAAAGGCAAAACAAATGCAGTTGAGCTCTCATATACTTGGTAAACGTACTGACCCTTTAAGAGTGCAATATCTGTAGGCTCATCTAGCGTGAACAGATTGTATCTTTCAGGGTAAGCACTTGTATCAGCAGATGTGAAAAGCTGTGGTGTGCTTGTGGTATTCATTTCATTGGTGAACACAAATAAGTAGTGCGGTGTACTAACCGTAGTGACCTCTGAAAGAGTCAATACAAACTGATTAATAACACCTTGATCTAAGTATATCACACCTATATTAATTTAGGTTTGTCAAATGTTCATAAAAAAAGCCCCACCATAGTGGCAGGGCTCTAAGATATAGAGAGGCAGGATATTATACGATAATACCAATTGCAGCAAGTGCAGTAGGGTCAACCTCGTATGCTAGGTACTCATTCTCAGCTACCAAAGTAACAGAGTATTTAGAACCATCAGCACGAGCTGTTCCTGAACCCTCACCTGTAGCAGATACCTGTAAGTATGGGAAGTACCAAAACTTACCATTAGCATCCAATACTACTGCAGCTAGGTATTGCTGTCCTGAACCTAAGATTTTAATAGCACGAGACTTGTCAGCCTCTCTGCGGTGGAACATTAGGTTAATAGTTTGAGTCACAAAAGAGCTACCATTGACCAAGTCAATAGTGCTATCCTCAGTGAAGTTAGAAGTGTTGCGTTTAATGTAGTAGTTTTCAAACAATACAGGAGTAGTCTGAAGAGTGATAGCTGTGATAGTCCAACCTGTACCCGCTGATGGGTCCGCTGGAGTGATAGAAGCTATCTCATCTTGTTGGTTAATCCAAATACCGTATATACCACCACTGTTATTGTCGCATGATTTTAAGATGGCTTCAAGAGCTTGACAAGACATAGGTTAAAAGTATTAAAGAGCCCCCTTGGTAGAGGGCTCGTGATTAATTATTAAGAATAGAATACGATCTCCGCAGGGTTAACAAAGTTAAAACCAACTTTCATGTTAGCACGTGTACGGATGTAAGGCTCAGCTACAGTGTCAGCTAAGTTAACAGCACGTAGGTCAGAAGAGTCACCCTCAGCATCAAATGCATAGATAAGGTTATCTTTCAAAGTCCATACAAAAGTGTTGTTAGACATACCTGGACAAACTACGATTTTGATACCTAAGAAAGTCAAAGACAAATCCTGAGTGATGTATGCTTGAGTGTTACCTGCAGCAACTCCTAAACGGTAGATGTTAACCAATTGAGTAGGCATGTACAATCTTAAGTCAGCTGTACGAGTAGCAATAGTTGCAGGAAGTAAAGCAAATGCAGCAGACAATGCAGCCTCAAGAGCTGTAAAGTTAGCAATAGCACCTGTACCACCATTGATAACACCTGAACCTGGAGCACCTAACAACTTCTCATAACCATCACACAAAGCAAGTGTAGGGTTTAATGAAGCTGTGTCACCTTGCCAACGGATTGACTCGATGTCACCATTGATTTTGTTAGCCATCTCACCCCAATAGAAAGACATGAAAGATGGAACAGAGAAATCTCCGTTAGATCCTTTGCTCATTTGAAGAGATAAGAAAGATTGCTCTAAGTCAAACTGACAAATCTGAGCCATTGCAGACAATGCACAAACGTCAATCTCTTTCGCATCTAAGTCATCATTAGGAGCTGAGAAAGAACAGCTAGATGGTTGTAAGATGTTACCGAAAGTAACAGTTGCTAATTTAGTTTTGTACTTGATACCTGGCAAAGCTCGGTAGTTATCAGCAGTATCCTCAGACAAATATGCCTTAGAATAGAATGCCTCAGGGTTTGCAGCCAATAAGGCTGTTGGGTCGATTTGCAAATCGAATTTTAATTTACGCATGATTATTTGTTTATGAATTTGTTTACACTAGAAAATCTTTGCTGTGCACTCATGGCCACAGCCTCACTCACCACCTCATCCTCTACCTCTGCAGATAGGATCTCTTCAACTTGGTTTCTCAAGTCTGCAATCATAGCCACTACTGCATTCATGTGCTCATCCATTGCAGGCTTAACGATAGCAAGGATAGCCTCTGCATCAAGCACAGGGTCAACTGCCATTGTCTCTTCTTGTACTGTCTCTTCTTCGACAACAGTATCTTCTAGGGCTACTTCCTCGGAAGCCTCTACTTTTTCAACCTCACGTATCTCAATAATCTCTCCATCTTTTACAACGTAGATTTTATCCTCGATAGTGTGTTCTCCATCAGGTAACTTGTTCATGTTTATATTATTTGTTTGTTGCTCTTTTAACTTCATGCCAAGGTACCCCTCAATAGAGAAGCCTATCTGCTCTTGTGATACTAGCTCAGCGTAGTATTCCTTATCAGTTACCTGGGCCGTCACCATCAATGTGCCCTCCGGTACTTCAATACCAAATGATGAATAGGCCTTGTCCTCCATTGGAGTGTCAACTATCCATGCCTCAAGGACATAAGCAGGTACAGTCTTAGATTGGTCATGCTCAAGATTAAACAAATCTCGGTTAACCATCTGCTGCATGAATTTACCATGTATCTTCTCAATCTCCTCCTTAGTAAACTTGACATTGTACTCCTCTTTGCTATCCTCATCAAAGCGGTAAATCTCCATAGGTATCAAAGCAGGTGCAGTGATACGGTACTTTAATTCATCTGAGAAAAACAAAGGCTTAGCTTGAGAGCTGAATGCCATACCTTTTACTTTGATTGCAGGAGTAGCTGTAAAAGCTATCTGCTCAATGCCAAGGTCCTGACCATCTTCTGCATACTCAGGGTCAATGGTTATCTTGTAGGTAGGAATGTTTTTAGAAGCCATACACCTATATTAAAAAAACTCTATATTTGTTCAAAAATTAGAACATGATAACTATCTTAAACAGGGAGATCCCTAACCAAGTAGATGAGCTCAGCATTGAGCAATTTGAAGCCATCACTGATATTAACAATGACCCTAACCTGGACCCCATTGATAAGCACCTCAAGGTGTTCGCTTACCTTGGGATACCTGAGTCTGAGTTCTGGGATTATGATGTGGCTGACTTCATTGATATTGTTAAAAACTTTAACACAATGGAGCAGAAAGATTTTCCTGTAGTGGAAGAGCTTGAGCTTGAGGGGTACCTATACAAGGCACAAATGAGGTTAACTGTACGTGACACCAAGATGATTGAGAAGATTGCACTGCACAAAGAGAAAGGATATATCTCTGAAATGTTAGCGGTGATGTTCAAACGGGAGGACCTTACACCCACTGAGCACTATGCAGATGCTCACATCAAGCAGAAATCTAGACTTATCAGAAAGATTAACGCATCAATAGCTCTACCTTATCTCATGTTTATTGCAGAGAAAATTGCTAAACAAGTAAAGAATGCACCTACCCAATCAGTGGAGCCAAGTAACGCTTGAGCAATACATTGAATTCAGTAAGATAGACAAATCACAGGGAGCCTACTACTACAATAGTGAGGCTCTCTCTATCTTGTTAGATGAGCCCATCGAAATCATTGAGGACATGGATGTGGATGAGATGAGTGAGCTTCTCAAAGCCAATCAATGGTGTGCCTCTGAACCATCTAAGAGATATAAGCACGAGGTGCTAGGTATGAAGTTCAAACCATTGAACAAGCTCACCCTCTTTGAGTACATTGACCTGGACTACTACTTTACTGATAACTACATCACTAATCTTGATAAGGTATGTGCTATCTGCTACCGGCAAAGCAAGGTTAATGAATGGGGTGATGAGGTCCTTGAGCCGTATGAGTTTGA